GCGACACGGTGTGGGTCTTACCGTTAGCACACCCCATTGGTCTCGTTGACCGACATGGGGTAGGCACCGGTGTAGTTCCCACTCATCTGGTCTACCGTCGAGAACCTCGACGGGGCTTACTGCGGGAAATCGCCATAACCGTACTTGAAGCGCTTTATTATAGCGGTTCTTAAAGTAAACGGAATTTATGTGGTCGATCTCTTTCGTAGTAAGGTCATCTCTCACGAAACTATAAGGATTGGTATCCTTTGTTCCACAAAGAGGGATGGGACCAAATGCTTGGTTTATATGGTCTACGAGGAACTCGTATGTGCCAATTAAACCGCGCTCGTACATACTATTTGCATAGGATATGTAACTGAGCCGTGTCTGGGGATGACAGTTATCCTCCCAAAGAGCTTTGATACGGAGCGGAGTGACGTTTTGCCCGATAAAGGCATCGTATCCGCACGACTCACGAAAAGTCGTTCCGTAACAGCACTTATCTGCGGAGAGCTTAAGAAAAAGCTCCTCCATGCAGAAGCGGGAAGCATCAAAATTATCACGATGGATAATAATGTCGTCTCCGTACACGTACACATCGGGGATCTTCTTGAGATCAGACGATGTAAGTACTGTACAGTTAGCTCCAACACATAAGGCCCAAAACACAAGTGCTTCAATAGGAAAGCAAACTGCACTTCCCATAGGAGCGAACTTGCGCAAGGGTATCTTTGTGCCATCAGGCATCATGGTATGTGTACTCCTGCTCGCCATTAAGGGTTTAAAGGCCCAATCAGGGAGCAATCGCTTCACTAACCATAATGACACACGGTCGCTTGCATCTTTCATGTCGATGGTAATGAAATCCCCATCTAGTGAATTGATACGAGCTAGCTCACGATTTATTTCTTGATCTGTGAAATTCACAAACCCGGAAGTTAGGGGATGGTTCTCTATCAAATGAACTAGAGAACGCATTTGTCCTTGTTGAATGTACATACATTCAACGGGTTCCATAGAAATAAGTCGTGGGCCACGAGAATCCTTGGGAACTAGTGCGAGTCGTGCACAATTCACACGACTCACAGGAAGTTTCTCAAGGTGGTGCTTGCGGTAACGGTTACCTATACCCCAGTTTCGATACATGAAATCCACATATGGATAACACGCATCTAATTGAGGCCTGTAGGCCGAGAAGAATTTCTTTCTCGAGGGGCTCTCGCCCCCAGCCGTGGCACCAGGACCGTGAGCTGGAGTAATCTCGTAAGGTTTCCACCTTGCGAGAACCATATGAACTAGTATAGACGCGTTCTTCAACGCCCTATCTGTACTAGCGCTCAGGTGAATCTCGTCCTGAACTAGTGGTAGTTGTCGATCAGTCTCAATGAAATTCTTGAGATACTGATCAACAGTAGCCGAATCATATGGTACTTCCAGCTTGTACAGCAGATAGCAAATCTGCCGTATGGAGCGTACTGCGTTAACGTGTGCGCGACCAAGCGCACACGCACTGTGAATTTTACCATTCTCATCGAACACAAGATTCCAGAAACTTCCTAGAAACTTGGGAAGCGCACCATCGGTTTTAAAGCCGGTGGGGCACTCGAAGGCTCCATCTTGAGCAAGGGCCTTGTCTAGGGCCTTGCCTAACAATGGAAGAGTTTTCGTAAGAAAACTCAAACCTTCTTGTGAGAATCTCA